GTTCGCAGATCATGCCGTCTCCAAAGTTGGATTCAACTAGGAGTCGAGACGCCTTGTAACGCTTAGCAAGACGAATAATGTCAGACAGAGTATCGTCACTATAGCCATCACGGTAAGCCTTTAGATCACGGACGAATACGTAGCCATTAGCTTGCGAAAGGACGCAGGCCACAGTTTCATCAGTTCCTCGTCCCGACGGATCGACCGATACAATTGTTTCATCGAAAGGAACGATTCCTTCGTCAATAAACATGGGACAGTAGAACCGATCTCCAGGAAGGCCCACAGCAGGCAGTTCTTTAAGGCAATAGCGTATATCTGATGACCAAGCATAACGTTCTGCACACTCTTCCCCAATCGGGGTAACGATTAGATCTTGGAACTTAAGGGGGAACTTCTCCGCATCAGAGAGCGAGGTATCCAGCATGAACTGGAGCATGAAGTTGCTCCTGCCCATTGCGGCTTCTCGTTCAAGCAGATCGAAGTCGGTAAAGCGGCTATCGGTTGGAGCCCAGGGCTCTGCCCCGTTGTCCATATCGGCCACTAGAAGCGGCGCTAAGAGGCCTTCATACCCCCTGGCCTCACGTGGGTACCTAGCGGGCCAAACAAAGGGCTTGTAGGACCTCTCAGCGAGCTTTCTGTAGATTGTAAATGTAGACTGAGGTGTGCCTAAAAACAGAATTCGGCTGCTTTCGTCTGGGGTGAGGATTGACTCCGCTTCAGTCACTAGTTGTAGGAGCTTTTCCCGCTGCATATCGGTAGCGGAGTTAAGCGGAACCTCAACGTCATCAAAGATCATTAAATGGGCACGGGATCCAGTCATCTGACCTGTGATGCCCACAGACTTGACAGAGGGAGCCTGGTGGGGTTTGGCTGGCCCTACGTCGAAGGAGATCCGCGACCACCTCTGATCTTCCGATTTGGGACCCAGATGGTTGAGCCAAGAAATATCGAGAATGAGCTTCTGACAGAAGATCGAGAAGTTGTCGGCTCGTTCCTTGGAAGCCGAGATCACCATGATCTTCTTGTCCGGGTCGTTGTAGAGAGTCCATAGCACAAATGCTGCTGTAATCCAGGACTTTCCAACTCCACGAAAAGCGCTGATCTGGAGACGCTTAGGACCGTGTTGCAGATAGTCAGCAATCGCCAGTTGAGCCCGTGTGGGCTTTGGGAGTCCTAGCTCCCTCCAGATCAGTGTTAGAAAGAGTTTGAACTCCTCTCGAAGCTTGCGGTCTAAATCATTAACGTTCATGGGTGCTATGCAAACGGCACCATTCGCCCGTCAGGAAGGATCCTTTCGTATTGAGCGGGTGGCCGGTAATTCGGGTTACCAGGTGGTTTAATTTCTTTTGGACTCCAACCTGGTGTTGGCAGCGGAGTGTGGGGGCCTTGGGGGATTTCTAGTTGTGAGGAGTTCCACCGAATCGGCGGAATCCCAAGCGCCTCCCAGAACGGTCTTTGACCTGCTGCTGGTTGATTCTGTTGCTGGGGGATTTGAAGCTCTTGTTGCTGTTGCTGAGTTAGGGCTCGATAGACCTGTTCGGCCAGTTGCGCTCTTTTCTCGGTATGGGGAATGCCAGGCCTGAAGTAGCCCTTCCCAGCCGCCGCAGAGCCTGTGTAATAGCTCGCATACTTTGCCGGTGTCCCCGCTTTCGGAGCACTTTCAAAGACACGGGTGTAACCAATCAGACTCTGGCCGGGAGCGGGGTCATGCTTACCTGTGTACTCTTCTACAAAGTACTGAAGCTGCCATTGGGGGCTGTTTGGATCAATTCCTTGTTTAATGGCTTTGGCTCTTGCATTGTCATAAGCAATACGCCTCATGCCTGTGTACTGTGACAGTCCCCTTCCTGCGGCTGCTCCCCTTTCAACAACATCCAGCTTATCTAGGCCCTGTCTTCCTGTTTCCACAATCCAAGAACCCAGCAGACCGGCAGCCTGCTGGGGTGTCATCTTGGGGATTCTCCCCCCACTCATCTTGGTGATGGTGTCAGAAGTAAGGGCCCCCCAGAGGTAACGCATATTCGGCGTTACCGCAAAAGTGGGGGTCGGCATTAGATTACTCAGGCTACCGTAATGGTGAAGGCTTCCTCATAGGTTTGGCCAGTTGAATCAGTCGCTCGAATCCGAATCGAGAGGCTACCGGCTGTAGCTGCTGCTCCGATATAGCGGAGGCTAGTCCCTGAGATTGAGAAGGAAGTGTTGTCAGTGGAGCCAGTACCAGTGACAAGAGTGTAGGTAGGAGTAACGCCGTCAATTTGCGTTGAACTAATCGTTCCAACAGTGACAGGAGTGGTGGTACCAACAGCTCCTACGGCTACAGTTGCTGCAGACAGGGCAATATCAGTAGGACCATTTCCAACCCTGACCGAGGTTGCAAGGCCAATGGAGTTAGCGGTCACCGCATTGGACCGAGCAACACATGCACTCAGGATGTCCAAGACATCATTGACGGTGCTGGAAGTTGTGATAGCAGCCAAAGCTGAATCGGCAGTAGCGTCGATTTTGGTTGCACCCTCCCCTTCATATTTGCAGAGCGACAAAAGCGATGCAGGCTTAACGTCGGCAGTAAAAACTTGAGCAGTCATAATTAAGAAGCTTGTATTTGAAGAAAGATATTGACGGGCATTGAACCCTTGGATTGATTACAAGACCTACAGGCAGTCACGCAATTACTTGCTGTCGTTGGACCGCCCATAGATCTTGGTCTGACATGATCAATTGTCAGATCTTCTGTGGAGCCGCAATACACACACTGGTTTTTATCCCTTCGCCTGATCTCATCTCTCCACATCCTTTTAGCATCACTGCTTCTGAATGTGAGTAAATCGTGCATGAGGCTTCGGGGGGTTTCCATCGGTGGCTCATTATTGAGGGATTACTTCTTGTTTTTCTTTGGAAAGCCAGCCTTCATCTGTGCATAAGCTTTAGGAGTAATTGTGCTCTTACTCTTGGGGCGACTTGTACCGGCTTTTTTACGCTTATTGATGTTGGTGTATAGACCTGGTTTCTTTTTCATTTGAGTGTTGACCTGCCGTTCTTGCCATTACGGCTTCGATTTTTGGAAGGAGATTCCAGGATCATCCCACCTCCTTTTGTATGGCTCAGGTCCTTACCACCCTTGCCAGCAATACCTCTGCGTCTGCGCTCAGTCCAACGCTCTTCTGACTTTTGCTTGACGCTAGGTTTTTTGTTATACTTACGCTGATACGCGTTCTTCTTGGCCCTAAGTTTAGGGTTTTTCTTGTACGGGTTGTAGTTAGCCATTGTTACACCTGAGGGCTCATGTCTTCTAAAGTCAGCTCAGGAATCAGGCCCACCAGGCCAGCAAGCGGGCTACCTTCAATAGCTACACCAGTAATGTCGTTAGCCTTAAGCCATTCAATCGCAGCCCGGAGATCAGCAGTTGATGCCTCACCTGATTTGATACGGCTTAAAAACTCTTGAGTAACAAGAGTGTGGAGCTCATTAAATTGCTCTTCTGTAGCCCGTTGTTCATTAGCCATTTCTCAGTACGATCTGATCTAACTTGTTTTCAATTCGGATCATGTGATCCTCCATTTTCTGTAGAGCAGACGTGAGTTCATATCGTGGTACGTACTTCTCCGCTACACGTAACTCCATTTGATCGATTCGCCTATCAAGGTCAGAGATCCTGGAGTTCGTTCTAGAGGTCACAGCAGCCATACCCCCACTTGCTCCAATAATCAGCGAGACAACACCAGTGATGATTGCTTCAAGCATTGTCGTTCATCAGCCTGATGAGCTTCTGGCTATAAGCCGGATCTGTTGCATAACCTTCTTTCTTAAGTAGGATTGCACACTCTTCTCTTGTCTTTGCCCTGTTGACTCCCTTGAATCCTTTGTAGTCTTTGTACCATTGGGTTACAAGGTGATTCACACAATCATAGGGGGTAGCAAAATCCATGAAGGATGCTTTAATGATCACCGGACCTTTGCCATAGTCTTCCCAGGTCGTTTTAATCGTGCCGGGACCTTTGATGCCAAAGAAATTATTTCTACCAGACAGAATCGTTCCACGGGCTGACTCCAATGCCCACTGGGCTGCTACTACTTCAGGGAACTTTGCTCCGGCTTTGGCTGCACAGGCTTTGATGCCTGGCCATGAGTTCTCAAACTTTTGATCAGCTTTGGCAGGGGCCTGTGGGGCCTTCTGGGGTGTTCTCCAAAGCTTGACCCACTTCTGGTCATCAGCCAAGTAATAAGGCCCTAGAGTCTCTTCCAGGGCCTTCAGAGCTTCGTTTTGGTGTGGCAGACCCTTGTAGTTCTTAACAACGTCAAGGATGCTGATCATTTTCACCGACCGCTAATGATTCGACGAATGGCGTCCAGTTGCTCATCCTCTTTACGAATAGGACGCAGGCCATTGACAATAGTGGCCAGCAACTGAACGATGCTGTTGGACTTGAGCTTGCTGTTACCAACGACCTCGCTGGCCAGAAACAGTGCAAAGAATGCGATGGTTTCAACCGAAACCTTGACGCCAAGAATGGTAAGCATGATACTAATTAGGGTTGTTTGAAATTACGATGCCCACGGCAGGCCTGCTGCCTTGGACGGTGAGCGCTGTTCGTCAATTTGAGCTTGGAGAGCTGCTTCGATCTCAGCAATCTTTTCCTCGCCAAACTTTTCTAGCAGCCAGTTAACGACAATTTCTTCTGTTAGTTCTGCAAAAGGGATCAGCTCACCCTCAGGGCGCTCAAGCCCAATGCTTCCATATGCAGAACTTGCATAGGCCTCATCTTGAGCAGATACTGTGTAGTGAACTGTATAGACGTAACCATCAGCGGTTTCACGCTCCAGTTGAGCAACATTCCAAGTGTAGGTTGTAGACATGATTGTGTAAGAGAATGAATAATTAAATGGAAAAGGCCCCGATGTGGGGCCTTTGTGAGCTATTAGTGAGTAGGACTACAAGCCCGCAGCAGTTAGACGAGTCTCCAGAGCTTCGATCTTCTGGAGAGCTTCCTGCAACGCAGCAGTCAGCAAGGGCACCAGCTTGGACTGGTCGATGCCTTGGTAGACGGGGTTGCCGTCGTCGTCCACTTCATCCTTTGTGCCAGTGACACACTCAGGAACGATGGCCTGGGCTTCGTGGGCGATGAAGCCGTCAACCGTGCGGTCAGGGTCGGCAATGAAGTTAAAGCGGTGAACCTTAAGCTGATTCAGCCGATCAACGGCGCCGGTCAGCGGGACAACGTTTTCCTTGAGGCGGTAGTCAGAGGAAGTGTTGTAGGCGGTGGCAGAGCCCGAAGTAGTGATAGTGCCGACAAGTCCGTTAGGGTTATTGAAATGAACGTGAGCCGTGCTCGACGTATTATTTCTTGCCGTAGAAATAAAACCTGGCTCAAGTCTGCTAGCAAACTGATTCCCATCAACAGTAGTAGATTGTCCAATAAATATATGGCCATTATTGGCAATCCTCATCCTTTCCGTCGGGCTACTCGCTCCGTCGGCGGTAGTGGAGAACACTAAACGGCCAGGGAAGTCACTCGCTCCAGCGTCTGCATCAGCGTCCATTGCGATCCAGCCAAAACTATTACCAGCGCTGTCGTTAAATGAAATACGTCCGATGTTTTCTCCTGACGTAATGTTTGCCGCTGCTTCTCCTCGCTGAAGAGAAACAATGCCGAGTGAGTTTGGGAAACCGCTATATCCTTGAACAACAAACAAAGACGCAAGTCCTTGCCCTGCGCTAGGGGAAGAAGACGTGCCAACTAAGAGGCGTCCCGAGTTGTCTAATCGAGCCTGTTCTGTTCCGTTTTTCTTGAATATTATTGACGCTGAACCGGATGTTGTCCTGTCAAACGTAAGCTCGCCATCTGCTTCAAGATAGGCATTTCCTAAAACTGCTTGGGTCTTTAGGCGCATGTAATCTCCATCACTAGAATCACCTAGACTCAAGATTCCAGTTGTTGAAGAAGAGACGACGGTTAGATTATTGCCAGGCGAAGTAGTGCCAATCCCTACGCGGCCTTGGCTGCTGATGCGCAATGCTTCGCTTACTGTGTTTGTATCTTGGGATTGTGTATAAAAGACAAGATTTGAACCATCTTTGCTGTTGGTTGGATGAAGACTTGCAATGTATGAGCGACCGCGCCCAGCCATGCCGAGGCTAATTGCTATGCCGTCACCTGCAGCAACTGTCCCAGGGTCTGAATAATTAAAGGCTACCGTTGTTTTAGCCGAAATTGTTGTGCCGTCGATGCTTGACTGAATCGCTGGGTTTATTAGCGTAGTTCCTGCAACAGTAAGTAGCGAGCTAGGGCTACTAGTCCCCAGACCTAAGCGGCCACTGGAGTCCAGGCGCATCCGCTCGGTGCCATTGGTAAAAAAGTAAAACGGTTGATTTTGATTGGTTCCAATTAAAGCAAAGTTGCTAGTGTCAGCACCAAGTTGAACTGATGTAGCACCATTGCCGATAGTGATCCGTGCACCAGTTCCGGAACCTGCTCCTTCGCAATGGAACAACGTGCTAGGAGCTGCAGTGCCAATACCAACCCGTCCAGTGCTATCAACAAACAACCGCCCAGTGCCATTAGTTGAGATGGCTACTTGGTCGGCGCCGGGGCTGTAGATGCCGGTGTTGGTGTCGCCGGTGAACTTCAGGCTTGGAGTAGCAGCGCTGCCCAGAGCCAGGGCAGAGTTCGATCCATTCTCCCGCATTTGCGGATAACCACCCGCTTGAGCACCGTCATGAACGACAAGTACTTCTTTATCAGTATCAACAGTAACTTCACCAACAGCACCAGTGAATGTGCTGTGCTGTGCCGTAGTACCCCTACGGCGTTGAATTTGAGTAGTCATAATTAAACAAGAACACCGTAATCAGAGGTTGAACCAGCAGCATCAGTAATCAGACCCCAGTTCAAGTAGTAACCAAGGTTGTTGATTGCTGTAACAGCATTTGCTGCGCTTGACGCACTGGTAGCTGCAGCAGTTGCACTAGCAGCCGCATTAGCGGCTTGAGTAGGAGCAGCATTAATTGCTGCAATGTTCGTTGCACACGTCGTTACGTTGGCATTGTTGTTTGCCACAGTTGTTACATTGCCGCTTATAGCTGCAACATTAGACACGTTGCTGCTAATGCCAGCTACAGTGTTTACGTTGGCAATGTTTGTTGCATTGGTATTAACGTTGGCAATGTTGGTTGCTACAGTTGTGACATTAGCGTTGTTGTTTGCAACTGTCGTCACATTGCTGTTGATGCCAGCGACTGTAGTAACATTTTGGCTGATGCCTGCCACAGTGGTGACGTTGCTAGAGATACCAGCAACAGTGCTGACATTACCCGCAATTCCGGCAACCGTGCTTACGTTGTTGGTAGGTGAGATTTGACCAGCAACGGTGTTGATGTTTGTAGCATTATTTGCAACATTTACAACATCGTTGACCTCTGGGGTAAGCCGGTGGAAGGTATAGGTATTGAGAGTGCTAGTACTAACCACCAACATTCCTATGGCACCAGCGGGGCTGGGCAGAGATGCTGGGATGCCAGTGATCGTTACTGCAGTTGCACCTGTGGTTGTGGCGTTTGTGCTAGAGCCGGAGGTGTGTGTTAGCCCACTTACACTCTGAAGGGAAACAACAGTACCTGCATTGTCATTGATGTCTGGATTGTTTGTTGGAAATGACGTATGATTTGCAACAGGTACAAATCCACCAACTTGATCCACAAGGCTAATTACACGAGCCTCAATGGCCGCAGTAGTAGCAACATATCCATCGCTGTTTGTCCATACATCGGTACTCTTGATGGACTCGGTATTGACATTATAGTAGCGTGCGTCCGCTTCTGTTTCGGTGTAGTAACGATTGTCTAGCTGTCCGTTATTAAGTTCTGTCTCTGTATAATACCTGTTATCGAGCTGCCCATTATTTAGCTCTGTTTCGGTGTAATATCTACTATCTAGCTGACCTCCATCGAGTTCCGTTCTGTCATAAACGTTTGTTTCAAGGGCTGATTGTGCAGCAGCAGTGGCTGTACTAGTTGCCAGAGCAGTTGCAGCATTACTACTAGCAGTATTTGCCGTGCTGACAGCACTGGAAGCATTGCTTGACGCCGTGTTTGCCGTGCTGACAGCCGCTGCAGCCGAGCTAGCGGCTGCGTTTGATGTGCTAACAGCACTTGCCGCACTCGATGATGCCGCATTTGCTGTGTTAATTGCGGTATTTGAGTTACTTAGTGCTGTATTTGCTGTTCCAAGCGCTGTATTGGCTGTTGTATTAGCCTTTTCAACGTTGAAATTTGCTTCCTGTGTGACGTACAGGTTCTGCGTAAAGTTATCGTTAAGGTCTTGTGATCTGATTGCTGATCCAGGCGAAAATCTGGCTTGCAGGTTCTCGTCATCTGTCGTTCTAAAGATCCTAATAGCCACTCCATTGCTCGGAGCAGTGTTGAATTGGATCGTAGTAGCGTTGGCGAGTGTATATGAAGTTGTAAGAGTGCCGTTTAGGGTAATCCTAATGTCGGACTCATTGAGGTATGGGAAGGTAAAAGAGTAGAGAACGGTTGACCCGTTCCCTACGTAGTTATTTTCAATTGTTGCCATTACTTGATTGGCAGATTTACGAGATTCTCAAAGCTCTGCTGAGGCTGGTTAGCCTCCATAGACCCTCGACGGGCTGATGTGATCTGGTTCCTATTTTTATTGATATCAATGACTAGTTCTGGAAATTCTTGCTTGACCCGATCAAGTGCTGCATCTCTGTAGCGTTCATGGATCCTCAAAATCTCCCGATAGAAGAACTGATTCCTTTTGTCACCTGCAATTCCTGCCCTGAGGTCACTTCGATACTGCTCCACAACCTTCGGGAAGTTCTCATGAGTGACTAACTTCTTCAGTTCTTGGTATAGACCGCTCTGTCCCATCAACTGCTGTACTCTGGAGATGTGTTCAGGCTTTAGCTTCACGCCTGACACTGACTTCATAACATCGCTGCTCTCAAACTCAATGTTTGTCAGAGCAAGACGTACTGGATCAGCGTTCTTATCCTGAACAGCAAACGGTAGAAGCGCATTGACCCCACCGCTTGGTGAGAACATAGGCTTACCATCAAGGTAGTCATACTTAATCGGAAGCTTGTACAGCCCTGCTGATGCTGTGGACATCAGACGCTGCAGAGCACCGTCGTATTCCTGCATGTAGGGGTTTAGCCCATTTGCCAGGGACCTACGAGCTCCAGACAGGGGCATGAAGTTGTTAGCAACCTCTGCAGGCAGCTTCGAGAGGGTTGAGAGGCCCTGCCAACCGGGTGTAAGCATTTGACCGAGGGGTACAACACCTTGCATGTATGACTTGTTGGTCAGGTTCATGGCAATGGCATACGTGAGATACCCAGCGAGGTACTCCCGTTGCTCTTCACCTAGACCATTCCTCCAGCCATACTTAGACATCTGTACCAAGTCAGCTACAGCCGAGAGGATCTGACCAAAGGGTTCAATCCTGCTGTAGTCAAACCACTTGGTTTTCTTGTTACCATCCTTGTCCGTGTACTCACCAACCCGGATCGAGCGGGGTGCATTGGTTTGCAACCACACTTTCCGCTCTGCTGGGTCCGGGGGACCGTTGCCAGTGATGTGATCAGTAAATGCAGCCGCTGCCCCACTGATGACAATGAACCTACCAACTGCTTCCCTACCTTTCCAGATGGCCTTGGCGTACTCATCGTCACCCTCCATGACTGCTTTGTACTCCCCAAGAGCTTTATGCAGGTATGGAACGTGAGATGCTGCAAAGACCATGATGTTGTGGCCAGTCTTCACAAATGGGAAGAACGGCCTGAGTGGGGGGAACTCATTGATCAGATCAGCAAAGGACCGTGCAGCCCCTTCCAGGTCTGTCTGGAATGTTGAATCCTTAGCAGCAGCAATCAGGTCCTCATCTTTCAGGGCACCCGTCTTGGCATCAAATGCTGTGTCTGTTCCTTCCTTAAGAAGACGCTCAAACGTCTCAGTAACAGTCTGACCACTACCCGTAGACTCTTCGATTGCTTTCAGCATTGTGCGGGTGTTGTATTCCATCCGCCCAATCATTGTCTTAAACAGTTCGTCTGAGGTGGTCAACAGCTTGCTCGGCCAACTGAACAAGGGGAAGTCAGCCATTGCCTTGAGCATGGTGACAAAGTTCACACCCCTAGCCAGCGCCTGATCTCCACTTACCTCAACAGCCCGTTGCAGAAGCTGTAGACGAGCTTCCTCTTCACCCTGACGGATCATCATCTTTGATCCTTCTGTAATAGGTCCATCTGCCCAGGCTTTCTTAGCCATAGTGAAGGCAGCATTCAGAGTGTCGTTGAAGTTGTAGAGCGAAGCAATCGCAGCCTGTTTGACCTTTGCATCACCACCCACAAAGCCAGCAACTGGCCTGTACATGGTGTTCATTGCATTAGACATCAGGTTGACGATCTGAGTCTTGGGCGAAGACAACATGGAGTTGTACATGATCTTCAGCGCCTGACCCATGCTGATCTCTTTGAGATACTTGCTTAGGTGGATCGTCTTAGTAGCATCACCATCTGCAAGAAGCAGAGCATTAGCAATCCTCCAGGCTTCCCGCTGGGCACTAGGCTCCCCAGATGCCAGCTTAGAAACAAGCTCATCAAGTACCTTGTCAGCAGCTTTCAACTCTGCAGATACCTTCTCCAGGGGAGGAGGACTGAATGGATTGTTAATCTCAATTCCTAGGCCAGGAACTTTGATCTTGTAGGCAGAAAGCATCCGGCTGTAGGCGTTGGCGCTCTCTTTGTGAACCCTAAGCAGTGCCTTTAGGTTATCAACCATAATCTCAACTTGAGGGAATGAGTCCATATCGGCTTCCCCAAGTTTCATGATGTTGTAGCTTGACTCGTACAGGCGGCT